CACTACCCCCGTATAACACTTCTCTTTCACTCGCTGCAAGGAACTCTGTCTGTGGTCCCTCGTTTGGTTTGAATAATACGTTAGCGTGTTCCTCTACGCTATCTGTTTCATGTGAAACGTCCTGTATCTCAACCTTCGGCTTTTGCACCCGTTCTTTGGGTGTGGATTTCTTGCGCTTTGGCGATTGCCTTTTCCGCATACTCTGCCCACTTGATAAGGCTTGCAGCTTGGTTCTTACGTCTTCGCTCATATTGTAATCGTTTCCTCAAACCTACATGCGAGATATATCTGCCAGTCTGTGTACTCAACCAATTTGCAACCTCACGGTAGCTATACTGATTTACGTGCTGCCTAGCTTTCTCTAGCAAATCCAATTCAATTGGTATAGGCTGAAGAATATCGGGGTCTTCATCATCCTGCTTATATCCGAATGGTACTGTACGTGCAATACGTGGAATAGGTATCCATTCGTTTTCTTCTTTAATGTCTGTTGGCTGTGGTAGCTTCCACTTACCTATGCTTCTACTCATCGTCTACTGGTGCTTTGGCTGGCATAAGCATTACGCCACCTGCAGCTTCTACCTGCACCTTCTCTGTTTTAATCAGACCTGTGCGATCAAGCAGTTCTTTTGCTGCAACCATCTTATCACGAATACCCAACTCTGTCGGGTCATGCAATGCACCTGTCATCGCCATCGCTGCTTTCGGAGCATTACGTGCCATGTACATTTGAGTAGCCTCAAGTATTTCTTCTTTAAGACCTTTAACAATCTCTGTAGTATTAGAAGTGTCAGCATATCCTGCCAGCTTTTTTGCTTGTACCAAATCACCGCCAGCTTCTTCAAAGAGGACGTTGAGTAGTTTCTGTTGCTTGTCTGTTAGCTGTCGTGTCATTTGTTTTTTCTATTGTCCACTCTATTTGTTACTGTGCTATTACGGTAATCTAAGTTGCCTTTTCTTTGAGTAGGCATACCACCTTCGTTAAAACCTGCAGCTTCTTTTAGTCTTTCATAAACTTCTGATATAGCTTCACCAGTGCCAGATGCAATGTCTTTAGCTTGTTCATATAATCTTTCTAGTCTATATATTACACCTTTTTCTTTATCTTTTTTGTCGGACTGTACACGACCTAGATATGTATTACCTCTAAACATACCTTTGTAACCACCCGGCATTGTTTTTGTCCTAATTTTTTCAGACATCTAAAATTCTCCGTTGTGCATAGCGTTGGACAATTTAACTGCCCGTCCTTTTACCTGAGTTGCCCACCTGCTGTCAAGCATCTCCTTTGCTGCAGTAGGGTAGTCTTCATCATGTACAGCCGCCCACATCTTTTTAAACTTATTCAATCTTGGCACACCCATATTGAATGCCATATCCACAAGTACAAGTTGACGTACAGAGTCTAGCTGATCTACGCAAGGGTGCGCACGGACCAGTTCCTCTTCAACGATCTGTACGTCATTCTCTGCTAGATAGACCGCATCAGCTTCGGTTATTCCCCATTCATAAACGTGGTCAATAGATGGTATATCTAAATCATCCAACTCTTGTTGGGTAATTCCACGGTCTTCTAGGTTTCGTCCGATACCAATTGTATCAATTCCTAATGTGTCCTTATACACCTGTAGCCTTAGACCCTCGCTTACTACCAGCTTGTCTATTAGGTCTTGTGGGTTGTATTTCATCGCCTTTACCCTCGTGATTCATCCATACCGCAAATGCACCTGTCATGGCCCCCGTGACTACACTCACTAGTGCCGCTTGTTGACTTGTTGGATCGGGCAGTGTCATAAACCACTCCACCACTCTCCATGCCGACACGGACATCATTAACATCATCAGACGTGGTAGTATCTTCCACGCTAAAACTCTTTCCATTACTGCTGTCACGGTTTTTCCTTGCCTGTTCTTTTGTTGTATGGTCGTGCATATCCCACATAATCATTACAACTATTTCTTACCAAAAAATTTAGTGGCACTGCGAACACCAAAGCTGGCTGCTACAATGACGCCTAAACTATACTGATACCATTCTGGCATAGATTGCAATTGTGCAAATCCATTTTTGACTACTTCTTCCATTCCCGGAATGAACGCAAGAATGAGAGGAATTGAGAATAGAATTGTAAGCCACTCGTCTTTCCACGATGCTTGGCTTCCTTTAGCCATTTCCAAATCCCAGTCAATTTCTCCTGTAGCTTTTTTCTCCATGATGACAGCTTCAGCTTTAGCTTTTGCAACCTTTGTTGCAGCTTCTGCTTTAGTCTTTTCAACTTTTCCATTTAACCATGTCCCTGCTAAATCAGCTATTGGTCCTACTAAGGCGGTCCACATTATCCTACTCCTCGTCTGAACCTTGCGGTTTTCTTTGATATACTTTTAGGCTGCTTGACGAATTGCTTACCAGCACGAGTTCCTTCTCTTTTAGCACGGGTCGTAGCGGCATATTCAGATGGCGATAACGCCTTGATAGCAGCCGTTGGAAGGTAACGCTCACCCGTTTGTTTGGAGGGTTTGCCACTCTTCGTTCTCCACTTTTGCCCAGTCCAAGCCTTTAAACTCTTTTGTGGTTGCTTTAATGCCATGAATAAGTTATACCATTATCTGTTTCATTTGTCAAGCTAAAAAGAAGAAAATATAGCAAATAGGAAAAATGAAAATCCTGCAACAGCAATACCAGTTATAAGCACTGCCATCTTTACTTGTTCCATCATTTCATTGTGCCGTTGTATTGCTTCTCGTTTTGCTTTCAATGCAGCCTCTTTTGCTTCCTGTATTCTCTTCTGCCTCTCAGCTAATATGCCTTTCCATGTTCCATGTCCAAAGCGCATATCAACCATAGTGGCAACTTCTTGAAGTTTCTCTGCAGCTATCTTTGCATCTATGACTTCTCGTGCTACGGTGCTTACACCGAATTGATCTGTCATTCCCATACCAGACTTTTTAGCCCGGTCTTGTTGTACTTGTTTTTCTCCCTCAAAAAGTTTATCTATAAAGCCAGCAATATCTCCTATATCGTTGGCTGTATTTATCGTTGACTTAATACCATCCACTGCCGCTTTTACAAGCGAAATACCTGCGAGGGTTTCTGCAATCATCTCTATGCCTCATGTTTTGTTGATTGGTTTGCATATTGCCGTTATCTTCTTACGTTCATTCTTCTTTGTGTATATGGCTGGTTGTCGGGAAAGTTTGGTCGCAAAGTATAAACACTTATCCATATCCTCAAAAGTTTGAGTTTGGTTAATTATCTGCGACCCCATATATACTACAAGAACAAACTCTATCATTCTATAATACGAACTATATAGTTTGAGCCATCATCATTCTTAGATACTTCTACTGTTTTATTTTCGCAGGAGTATCGTACTGTCTGGCTCTTTTTATATAAGTTCCTCTCTATAGTTCTTTTAGCTTTTAAACATTTAGATATTTTTTCAAAGGCTGTGTGTTCAGTTACATCACCGCCCATGTACAGTATAAGAGTTATGGTTTTAATGACTTCCATTTCTCATCTTCTCTAAATTTTCTTCTAATGCATTTAATCGCTTTTCATAAAACTCTAATGTCAGTTTCTGCTGCTGGTCATAGGGGGCTTTACCCTCATCTATCTGCGTAGCCAAGTCATCTAATTGATTTGACAGATGCTCTATCAGCATAAACTGTTCACTGTCGGCTGGGAGACTACCCATCTCACCTCTGGGCCATTTAATACGAAATTCTGTATTCTGCCCTAAGTCAGCTTCCATCATTGTGATGTTTGTTTCTATCTGGTTTAGTCGTTCTATGATGCCAAAATATGCCCATGTCGCTACGCTGGCAGCAGCCACCATACTTATAATGTTACGTAGGGGTAACGCAACTTCGGTATTCTCGTTCAGCTTTGTAGCCATTATTCAATACCTAGTATCCTAGATAGTCCAAACACCTCTAGCAGCATGAATGTAAAGAATAGTAACAATATGCTACCAGCGATTAACTTGCCACTAAAATTTGTTGACCCTATACGTATAGCGATAAACTCATTCCCTAGTATACGCAGTATAAGTTCAAAACTGTTTTCATTAATACCTACAGATATAGGCTTTTTATTTTCATCTGCCATCTTACGCAGCCATCCTTGGATTACTTGCTTCAACGCCCATCCATTTACTCCACTCTGCATAGTAGTGTCTCATTCCTACTTCATCGTGTATTGTTCTATTCTCATGTCTGCCATGTAGAATATTACGTGGCTCTGTACCTTCACGCATTGTTGTACCCTGACCAGCTACACCGATAAGGTCTTCGTGTAAGTTCCTACCGAATGGCCCCCAGATAGAGTTGTGATGCTTGATACGTGTCTGTCTTTCCTCTGGCGTATCTTTCTTGAGACCATATCCTCTAAACTCAATAAGAACTTTGTTTGGCCCAAGAGGTGTAACGCTATCGCTTCTATAAGCACTACCCCGTAGATTAAAATTAAATCCGGGGAAAAGGTCAACCATGTACCATTGATTGGGTGGGAGATTAGGGAAGCTAAGGTCTCCTCTATCCTCAAAGCCATCGTATTCCTCGTAGTTAACTGTGAAGCTACTGACGTTGACGTGTCCGTTATCAAACGGTATATTTTTTCTAGCAAAATATTCATCGTTGAATCCTGACACACGATTAAAGTAATGCATAAAGTCGTGGTAGAACTCACTGTTTGTGTCATGCCACAGTTTGTAGTTTGTATCTATTACGGCTTTGTGATAGTGGAACACTTCCATTTCTTCTGCATCTATCGCATCTGCTATGCAATCAAATGCACCTGCTGTCCACTCATCCACTGTTTTGGTATTGTCTATATCTAGCGTAGTCCAAATCATACCGCCATGCTTTACTTCGCACGGTAGTTCTGTCCATTTACCTGAATGGTAGGTCAGCGCAAGGTCATTTCCTGCAGGAGACTGTACACTGTCAGTAAGAAAGGTTCTAACCTTATTACCCTCAAAGCGTATGGCTACAACATTCTTTAATGCTATCTGCGTCTTTCTAAAGTCACCCAAGTTGGGCATTTCACTAGAATGACACATAGGAACCCATACCTTAGAAAAGATATTCTCTAGTTCCTGCTCATACAAATAGTGGTCAGAGTATATAAGGGAGTTTATATATTCTACCTTGGGTGTTTTTGTCCAGTCCCTGTGGTTACGTGGTGGCATTAACTTGTATACCCACCACCAGCTTTCTTATAAGCTGACGCAAGCATCTGTGCTTTCCTAGCACTCCACTGACCCGGACCACCACCTTTGCTACCAGCTTTAATACGCTGGAACTGTCTCTTACGCATAGCAGGTTTAGTATAGTTACCCGCTTTGTTTACAGTAGAACCACCAGTTGACAAGCGAACTCTTTTCTTAGCTGGTGCTTTTTTCCTTGGAGCCATACTATATCCTATCTGTTTGGATCATAATACTCTTCAACAGATATTAGTGCA